AGATGGCTTCTGAAACAGGCGTAGAAGCTGAGGGCGACCCAACTCTAAATAGGCTTGCTGGTCAACGCAGAGTCTAATTTAAAAAAAACTTTAAAAGCGGGACGAAAACGTCCCGCTTTTTTTGTTAAATTATTTATATGGCGCTACGGCCCCTGTTTACTAAAAAGAGTTAAGACCCTAAGAGATGGTAAATTCCTCGGTGGGTGAGAGACTCAACCAAAATCTGTAATTACCTAATGCCGAAAGTGAGGATACTATTATGGCTATTCAAGGTGTGCGCGGAACTGGTGAGTTTTCATCTGATTTCCGCCCTAAAAACTACCGAGAGTTATTTACTCTCCTTGAGCCGAACGGTAACGCACCGCTCAATGCTCTGTTGTCTTTTGGTTCATCCGAGTCTACGGACGACCCAGAATACAAAAACTTCCGCGATGAACTTCCAGAGCGGACTCTAAAAGTGAACGGCGCTGTAGCCAGCACTTCAACCACAAGCATCACCATTGACGCTAGTGACAACAACAAGTTTGCCGTAAACGGCGCAGTTGTGGTCAACAGTGAAACTGGTGAAGTTATGCGTGCTTCCGCTGATACAACAGGCACAACGCTGACTGTTGTTCGTAACATCGGTGGCACAACTCACCAAATCGCAGATAACGCAATGCTGTTTGTTGCTGGATTTGCCGCGGCTGAAAACGCTGATGTCGGAACCGCCATCACGTTCGACGCAACGGTAGCTTCCAACTTCACTCAGATTTTCCGTACAGCCTTCGGTGTGTCGAACACATTGAAGTCAACCTATCTGCGGACTGGTGATAAAGAAGATGAAGCGATGACCAAGGCTCTCAAGTTGCACATGAGTGACATTGAGCGCGCCATGTTCTTCGGCAAAAAAGCTGAAGAGAGTGGTACATCTGCTACTCCTCGCCGCTACACTGGCGGACTGACTACCTCACTCACAACTGTCATTGATTGTAACAGTGACATTGATGGTGACGGTACAATGAACGAGGCGCAGTTTGATGAGCAACTCATTCAAACCATCTTTAAGTTTGGTTCAACCGAGAAAATTGCATTTGTGGGCTACAAAGTAGCTTCTCACCTGCAAGAGTTCGGCAAGAACCGTTGGCGTCCAGAAAGTGTGCAAGGCACGTATGGTGTAAACCTTACACGTTACAGCACATTTGCAGGCGACTTGATGGTACATCTGCACCCGCAGTTCCGTCAGGTTCCAGGTATGGACAATGCCATGGTGATTGTTGACTTCCCTTACCTGAAGTATCGACACCTCGAAGGTCGGGATACATCCCTCTTCGAGAACCGTCAAGGTAACGGTGTAGACGGAGTTATCCATGAGTACCTGACCGAGTGTGGTCTGGAACTCCTTCAGGACAAAACTCACGCCTACATTAAGAACTGGTCTTCAAACGCATAAGCGGACGACCATATCCTTGATTGAGGGTAACTTAAGGGAGTGTCGGAAACGGCACTCCCTTTTTGTTAGGAGCAGAGTTTATGTCAGAAGAAAAGAAAACCCCGAAAACTAAAAAAACTGCGGAGCCAAAAGCTCCCGCCAAACCTACAACTGTTATTTTTAGAAGCGCTGAACCAGAGGCTACGCAGTTTGAGATACGCGGCGAAAACGCATCGCGTTGCCAAGATGGTCGCATTGAATGGGAGTTTGGCGCAGAAGAGGCTGAGTTTGTTCGACGCCACGCTCACATTGAAAGTGGTCGCGTCGTAGAGGTGTAAGATGGCTTACTACAATTCAGACGGCACTGTGTATGGGGGCGACGTTCACACGATGGCCGATGGTCGGATTATGACTGGCGCTTCCCACGACAGCGGTAGTGTGCAGGTTTTTGTCACCAACCCAAAAGAAGACAGCACATCTAACCCACACATTACAAATGAGTTTTCGCCCCTAGAAACTATGGTGCTACAGGCTGTACGCAGGTTTGGTGATTTCAATCCTGGAACACTATCTGGAGACGCCGCGCTAATGTTTATTGAATTTGCAAACATGGTGATAGATGAAATTCGGATGCACCCATACTGGGACGGCAGTGAGTTAGATTATTACCAGCACTTGTCAGACGTGCGCAAAGTGCCAGACGTAATTATGGTTGGCGGTTTGCTATATCACTACGCAACACAACAAGGCTCAGAAAAAAGCCAACAATTTGCGTCTAGCTTTATTCGTACAATTGGCCAGCAGTTGTGGCGACGTCTCAATGGAAACACCGCTATTCAAATGCGCGTCACAGATGAAGGTAGTAATAAGCGTAACCATCAGGGCCAAACTAGCAAATATAACGGCACAACAAGATGACAAGCACCTTTAAGTCACCATCAGGTATACCAAGTAAAAGCGTAGCCTATGAAAACTTTCAAGGGCTTGATGTTTCACGTGATAGAACTTCTTTAGATACAGGTAAGAATCAACACCTTTCTGTGTGTCAAGATTCGTTCTGCGACTGGCGCGGACAAATTACCCGCGACCCTGGGTGTAACTACTTAAAAGGTAGCAGTCCCGTTAATGCTGTAAACTTTTATTCTAAAGACAAAGTGGTGTATGCAGAGCAAGATGGCGCTGGCATCAACCTTGTCAGTGAAGATGACCATATTAAGGAGGGAGCTTTTCCCCTTAACAGTGTTATCACAACCTCGGTGTTCAACAGACGTATCCATTTTTTTTCGCAAGATAACCCGCCAATTTACTACGATGGGACAAACTATAATTTTAATGCCAGCCCAGCGCTAGACAAGCTACGCCCTTCTTTTTCAACGTCCGTATCACGGCGGTTGTGTGTTGCTGGAATCAACGGCAGAGAAACTACTATTGCAATCTCACGAGTAGATAATGATGAAATATTCCCTGACGACGAGCCTATTGACAGTGTTTCTGTCCTCCGCGCTGGCAACATTGATATATCAAACCAGCTTGGTGCATCCGAGTCTATTACTGGCTTATCTAAATTCGAGCAAAGCCGATTGGCTGTTTTTACAACTGACCGCACTCTCATCTTTTTAATTGATACAGATATAGGTTTGTGGGCGCTTGATGATAAAGCGTCTGTAAATGTTGGTTGTGTAAGTCATGCAACTGTAAAAAGCGCTGGTAGTGATTTGTTATTCTGTTCTCGCTCTGGGGTGCATAGCCTAAGACGCTCCGCGGAAAACGGGCTGACCATCGAGGGCGAATCTTTGTCGTTCAAGATAGACACCCTATACAGAAACCTAGTTTCCTCAGTAGAAAACCCAAAAGATATATCCGCTGTCTATGACCAAGACATGGGGCAGTACCATATTTTCTTCCCACAACGCGGTGGTTTTTTAACTAAGCGCCTAACTATGACCTTGTTCCCAGGCATAGACCCCAAGTGGTCTACGGGTACTTTTTTAAATGCGCGGTGTGGCGCGGCTCTTGGTGGGCGAATAGTTTTTGGCTCAAGTGGCGGTATTTATGACATTAAAAAAATTGAAGAAGAAGCCGAAGTACATCCTGACATGGTGGTTAAAACCCCAGTTTTATGGCACGGCTCATTTACTGATACCAAGTCAGTGCATGCTGTCCTCATTCAAGCCACGGGGAATGGGACGGCCCTGCTGGAAGTTACTGATGATATGGAGCAGGTAATTCATTCAGATACATTCGAGATTAGTGATAGTGGGGACGACAATAACTACCCTGATGTTCCATTATCTAGGCAATATGAACGTAAGTTTGCGGGCCGCTATAGAGGGGCGCAGTACAAACTAACAGTAAGCGGAAAAGGTATTTGCCGAATTATTGGGTTTGGCGTGATTCTGAGGAAGAGCTAATGGCAAGGTTAAGACAACAAAACCCACAAAACTATGTGGCAAGTAGCAATATCAACGCTGAGTTTGAAAATGTTATTAGGTATCTGAATAGCGCAGAACTTGGAGAAAAAACTCTTGGAGAGCTTCTCAAGGTTCTGTTCACCGAAGATGGTGTTTGGCAGGGTCCAATTGAGTTCCGTAATGATAGCTCTGCTGGCATCCAATATCGCGTTGGCTCTTACAATGACACCACCACAGGCTGGACAACCCTGGCTACGCTCGACAGTCTGCGCGGCGCAAGCGGTTCAGACATTGGAACAGTTGGTGCGCCAATCATTCACACCCGTCAGGATACAGTAGCTACCTCTGCTCAAACCGTTGTTAACTACGCGCATGACACCACAGACGAGCTATTAGTTTACGTAAACGGCTTGTTAAAACGCTCTGGCGGCTCAAATGATTACACAAGTAGTGCCGCAGG